TCATAAGATCCACTAGTAAAGCCTTCATACTCAAAATTTAAGGCCGCTACTGGCATAACTTTAGTTCCATTTTTATTGGCTACGGCATCGCTTCCCTTCAAGATACCCATGAACACGCTATCATCAGTCCAAATTTGAGCTTCACTTGAAGTTAAACCAGGATTGGCGGTTTCTTTTCGTGCTGAACCAACAAAAACATTAGGAATTCCAAGAACTTCTTTAAGAACACTAATAACCATATCATCTTGCATGATTCGATTACCTGCAGCAGTACCGGAAGCAGTTGAACCAGCGGTGAAGAATCCACGAACATCAGCTGATCTTGATAATGATCTTAATGCACCATAACCAAGAACCAAAGTATCTGGAAGAATACCATGTGCATTTGCACGGATAACATCAAGCAAGGCATGAAGATCTGTTAAAGGTTCAGCGCCTGCAGAATTCCATTGAGTACCTTTTGAAGAATTACCCAAAGAGGCCAAAGAAGAAGTATAAGATCCCCAATTTGAACCACTGAAAAGAAGATTTGCAAGTCTTGCTTCTCTTGCTAAAAGCAAAGCTCTTTGAACCTTTTTAAATGATCTAGTTTCTTCATTACCTGGATATTGAGAATATCTAATATCTTCCAAAGCAATTGCATCTTTAAAAGAATAAATATCAGTCTTAAAAGTCATTGATGTTCTATCAAAATTACCAATTGCTTGACGATCAGAACCAGGAGCACGAAGAGGGTTTAAATCAGGTGCACCCATGAAATTGCGGGTTTCTTCAATAAGCAATGTACCAGTAGGACCAATAGAAGAAACATCAACCTTTTCAATGACTTTATCAGCGATTAATTGCGCATCGTTTGGAATAGCTTCAATAGCAAGATTACGAAGAATTTCGTTGACTGGATGAATATTAGAATAACTTGGATTTGCCATTTATTATACTCCTAAACAAGGACTAAAAAGGATTTCAATTTGTTCATTAGCTGAACCTGCAGTGTTTACATCATTTGCTAAATAACGGCCTGCAATTACTTGGGTACCTTCACCAGTACCATCATAAGCGTAAACTTTACCAGCTAAACCAGGCATAACAAAGAAATGTGTTCCACTTGTGATTGTACCGCCTGCAATAACTCTTGTTAAGCCAAGAATCAAAACATTAACAACATCACCACTTGAAACAGTTTGTTGAGAAACACCAACAGGAACATCAGTTGAAGCAGTGCAAGGTGTGACTTTACCAGCATTATCAAGCTTCACTAATTGAAAAGCAGTGATGGAAGCGCTAGCAATAAGAGACTTATAGATTGATTGATCATTAAAAGCCATTTTTATCCTCCAAAATAGGAATTGTATTCATTGGGGTTTTCTTTGATGAAAAGGTCCAAAGCTTGTGCAAAGGTGACTTGCTTTTCCTTCTTGATTTGCTCAACTCGTTCAGTTAATGAAAGAGTTTTTGCGGCCGTACTATGGCCAACCTCTTTAAGATTTACCGCTTGATTTGGCTTTCTTTCGCTGAAATGATTCCAAAATGCAGGAGTGGTTTTCTTGAGGTCAAAAGCTTGTTCACAAACTTGAACTTCACTTGGAGAAATACGACCTGTATTCAATAAAGAATCGATTGCAATCTTGCGTTCTGCTTGATGCTTTTCAGCGGTCAATTTTCCAACTTGTTCATTGAGCATTGCAATCTTAGTTGACATTTCATTCATTAGATTTGCAGTTGTTTCACTCATTGCTTTTGCTTTATCCATACCTGAACCCATAGCCATTGGTGAATCACTTGGTTCATTTGGTTCTAAAGCATCTTCAGCTTGTGCAGCTTCATATTCATTTGCCATTGCTTCAAGTTTAGCTTCTAATTGCTTAACTAAAGCATCTTTATCTAAAAGCAAAGCGATCAACTCTTCTTGACTCTTGCTTTGTAGTTCAGTTTGATCCATAATAACACCTTCTGTTAAAAGTATTCGATCTATTTTATTTTGTGCTTGTGCAGGTCTTGGGGTTAAGGTTACGGCCAACAATTGAGCATTGCCAATCTTTTCACCACCATTTCTTGCATAGACGGGACCCAAGACAAATTCAGGGCTTGACCATAAATTCCCCTCTGATTCCTCAACTATTTTAGCGCCTTTTTTTGTATATAAAGGATAAGCGATTAAGCCTTCATCTTTTAACTCTAAATCAGTAATTTGACCCAAAGCCATTGCAGTTTCAGGTGATGAAATTTGATTTGACATAAAAGGGCTTGTTGCATGATTCCAATCAATGATCACTGGATCACTTTCTTTTCTTTCATAGAAAAGTCTAATCATTTCTTTTAGATCATCGATTGTAATCTTGCCAATTTCAGAACCATTCATTCTTGAATTTACATCACCTAAAGCCAAAGTCAAAAATGGCTTGCCTTTGATAAGTTGTTGTACTTGGTTTTGATCTTCAATTGACTCTCCCAATGCTTTAACAACTTCATCAGCTTTATCCATTTGGCCAACAATCTTTTTTGACCAAGTGAAACCAGCATCACCACCCCAACCATCCCAAGCTTGGCGCCCCTTCCCATACTCGTCCCAAGTTGAACCTTGTTTGTCAACCTCGTGACGGGTGAAATATGCCAACATTCTTCTAAGGGTATCAGGGGAAAGTTGTTTTCCATTTGATAGATCTCTTGCTCTTGCAATTCCAATTGGAGTCATGCCCCTTTGTGAAGCAGGTTTTTTTGATCTTTGCTCTAAGGCTCTTTTTGCTGCTTCAATTGCACCTTTTGGAGGTGTAAAATCAATATGTGCATATTTATCAGGGATAGCGAAATTCATTGAATCAGTATGATTTTTGATCATTCGATTGACTATTTGATTTTCAAATTTACTCATTGATTAATCCCTTCAATCGTTCAGTCATTGCTAGACTTGGATTTTGTGCAATTGCTCTATCTTGACTTGATCTTGTCGCATCAACTGGCAATTCTCCCGCTCCTATTCTTTGTCTGATTGCTCTTTCTAAATTGTCATCAGGTGTTAATAATTGACTTTGAACAAGTGAAGGCAATGAATTCAAAGCATCACTCAAAGCATCATTATCAATTCCCATATGACTTAAGCGGGGTAATTTAGTAGGTTGAACACAACCATAATTCCAATTGATTAATCGTCCAATTGTTCCCCCGCCTCTTCTATCTTGACCGCTAATTGAACTAGCAACTAGATCAAGAAAATTTATACAAGCTCTTCTAAAAACAGATAAGTGAACCTCTCCAACTGATCTTGAACCTGTATCACTTATGCCCAAGTTCATAAATTGAGCCATAAAAGCTTGGGAAATTTGATTATCACACTCTTGAATGACTTTAAGAGCTCCATCAGGATTGAACCCCGCTTGGCTACCATAAGCATCATATTTGATAGCGGTATTTTCAACCAAGTAACCTTGTTCTTGAACAAGATATGCTTGAGCCTGTTGAACTGCTTCATCAATCATTGCTTTTAGTTCTCCATCTGTAAACCCCGATCGTTCAGCAATTTCTCTATCAACTGTAATTTTTGGAGTTGGAATAACCCATCTTTCAACACCAATTGATAAAAGATTTGAAGTTCTTTGTTTTTGACTCCACCACCAATAACAAGGCCTTAATAATCCAATGCCTTCAAAATTTTGACCTGTTTTATTCAAAGTTAAAAGTAATAATTTATTTGATGGTATTGGTTCAGGTTGAACACCACCAACCATATTTTGAATAATGCCTTCTAAATTCCGACCGTCTGCACTCAACCAGCGTTGATGGGAAGATGGTTCACGATCAGCAAACCTTTTTAAAAAGATCTTCTCTTGGCCAATTGAATCTTTTTCAATGTAGTAAATTTCTTCAGCATATCGCCAACCCATAGGGATAAATTCAAGTAAATAATTAAGTTGATCTTCAAATGAAATATCCATCATTCCTGCATATCCATCAAAGCCAAATGCTTCATTGGCAAATCGTGCAAGTTCTTCTGAAGTTGAATCCCCTTCAATACCTGGTTTGAATATCCATTTTGCAGATAATAAAGTCTGTTTTACTACACTCCAAGACCTTTTGACAATTGGATCAGTTGCCAACATATCTTCAGCAGTCAAAACCCAACTTCTTCCCCTCAATTGGGGATTCTGTTCTTTACCTGAAATTGAACCACCTAATAAATTCGTTCCTGAAATACCATAAGTTTTATAAATGGGTTGTGCTTTCTCTTCCAAAGATTCGGCTTGATTGAGTTTAAGAGTTAAAGCAGGATACATAAAACACCATTGAAACAAATTGATACATTATTTTAGATACCATACTTAGATTATTGCAATAAAAAAAGCAAATTTAAAGAAAAAAGAAGGAGATACCCCATAGCGCCCAAAGGATTAACAAAAAACAATATGGGGTATATACTCATTTATTGCAATTTAAAGCGCATCAAGGAACCCAAAAATCAATCAAACAAGGTAAACTCTAAACTGCGATTTATAAACTATCAAGAAGGGATTTTTATTTCAATGTGTATCATCAAAAATGAATTTTTTTTATTGGAAGATGGAAGTGTCTTATATCAAGGCAATATATACAATGCTTTAGATTGTGAATTTGAACCAGGAGCAAAGATCAGCTTTAAGATGATTGATGAAAAGTTTGAAAAGCCAATTAAAAAACCTGCTAAAATATTACACGATTCACCACCTAAGGAAGAAGATATGAATATCCCTTTTACATTGCCTGATGCTTTTCTTGATTTGCCTTTAATGCAGGTTCAGGCTCCAACCACTCAAACAATTCAAGTTGATGGTTTACCTCCTGAAGTCAACCAGCTGCAAGAATTGATTAAACTCACTGGAAATAATCTCCCATTGGCAATTGCCTTATTGGTCGCTTTGGTTTTCTACAAAGACAAGAAGAAAAAAGAACAACAAGATCTTGATCATGCAGTTGCTTGTGATCTAGATAGAAAAGAATTGAATAAAAAATTTGAAGGCCTTGAAACACAAGTGAAACAGATTGAAAAAGATCAGATTAAATTTGCAGTTGGTGATGATGATCTTAAAGATCGACTTGAGAAGATGGAAAAGAAAGTTAAGGACTTAAATTAATTTTTCTCCATTGAATTTCTTTTTAAAAAAATAGGTCTATTAGGTTGACCATTTGCCAATCTCAAATATTTATAAACAGTTGCCTTTGATATTCCAACCTGTTCGCAGATATCTTTTGCTGATGCTCCACTATCATATAATCCCTTGACAACAAAAGCTTGTCTTTTCCCCTCCATTGAAACGCCTTTGGGCCGGCCTCCATTTCTTCCCCTTTTTTTAGCTGCTTCCAATCCTGCTTTTGTTCTTTCTCTAATCAAAGATAATTCCATTTCTGCTAATGCTGAAAAGATGTGAAAAACAAAAGTTCCATAAGAATTTGAAGTGTCAATTCCATCCAAAGATTTAAAATGCGCTCCCTTTGCTTTGATTTTATCAATAATAGAAATCAAGTCTTTGACCGACCGTCCTAATCGATCCAATTTGACAACAACCAAAGTATCACCTGCATTTAATCTTTTTAAAGCGCGTTGAAGTTCTGGTCTTTCTTTGGTTGCACTTACTTTTTCTTGGAAGCAAATATCACTGTAATGTTTTAAAGCATCAATTTGAGCATCAAGATTTTGATCTTCAGTTGATACTCTTGCATATCCAATTCTTAAACCTTGTTTTTTATTTAAGATCATGATTATCCTTTGTTGATTGGGTACAATTAAACACTTTATATTTTGCATTAATTGTATCTTGTTTAAAAAACATAAATTTTTTAAACCCAAGCTTTAAAGATTTAATCTTCAGTCCTTAAATCAAGTTCAATCTCTTCAATGACTGCCAACAATTTAAGCTTAATTGGTTCATCATCTTTGAGTAAAGCCATAATAATTTCTTTGAGTAAAGTAACTGAATGTAAAGTCATTTTGCGGTTCCTCTATTTAGTTTTACTCCTGATAATCTAAGATACTTCCTAATGCTGCTTCTAGAAATATCAAATTTATGCATAATTTTTTTAATTGGAATATTGGCATGATACATTTCAATAATTCTTTTAACCTTCTTTTCATCAAGTTGAATCCCTTTTTCAACGCTGAAATGGAAGTTGTTTTGTTTTAAATATCTGTAAACAGTTACATTGGAAATATTGAGTTGATTGGCGACTTCTTCAACATTTAGACCTGATTTATAAAGGTTCAATATCTGATCAATAAGTCCTTTAGATATGACTGATCTAATCTTTCTAAGTGGAACATTGTTTTCTTTTAAATGTTCATAAACTCTTTTGATTGCTATTCTAGTTTGATTTGCTATCTCTTGAGCTGAATAACCTTTTTCATATAAAGCAATGATGGTTTTAATATCATCATCAGTAACATCTTTTTTATTGTTTCTTATTCTGGTTGGATCAATAAGTTTTCCCCCAACAGACTCAATTGGGAAGCCCAATTGTTTCATCTTCTTTAATTTAAGTTTATAGGAATAACTTTCATCACAACCCAAATCAATTGCGATTTCTTTAGCTGATTTAGTATGATCCACTTTATCAAGATCATAATGAGTATATTCTTTTCTAATCAAATAAACTCTATTTTTGGATTTACTATCACCTGTATAAACGTTCTCATTTTGCGGTAGTTTTTCACCTTTAGCAATAAGGCCTTCTAAATAAGCAAGTCTTTCATTATCATTCATTTTAAAATCCTTTTGGCGCTGCAAATTTGGATTGATATTTGTAGCTTGTTGATGTTGCTTCTGTTGATCTAGTCATTAAGGGAAGTTCTGAATCTCTCCAAAGCCAATTTATAACATCATATCTTAAGGCATCTAGTGGATCTTCCCGTCCATCCTTTTTTGGCAATTCTTTGTTATCCCAAGAATAAGATAAGATTGCTTTCCTAAAAGAATTCCCAGTGGTTTTTTCTCCACCTTCCCAAACTTCCCTGGTACAAAGAATTTTCCTTTGGCCAATGAGTCTTTTCACTCTTAGAATTCCATTCATTACATCAGTTCTAATTGGATCAGTAACCCATTTAAAAGGGATTCCAATTCCCCCTTCATTTGGATCAAGTTTCAATTCTCTAAATGCTGATTGTGCTGTACGATCTGATCTTTGAGAACCTGCTTTATCACCACTCGCACCATCTAAAAGAATCGTATTGGGGAAGCGGTCTTTTAATTCTCTTGGTGCTGCTTTCTTTAAAATGAGTTTTGCCAACTCGTTCAAGGTGCATTCTTGGGGGTTGAGTTCTGCACAAATAACATCAGCTTGAAGATTGGGATCATGGACCAAGATTAAAACACTTGGTTTTCTAAACCCAAAGTCAATAACAATTCGACCACTCCAATTTGGGTTATATTCCCACCCGTCTATGATATGGGATTGAGTCCATTCTGAATAAATCATTCCTGCTTTGGGTCTTGGTTGATTTTCAATCATTGCCAAGCGCTCTTCTTCAGGAAGGTTTTTAGTAGCTTCAAACCAATCTTCACTTAAATTCGCTTTATTTACATGACTTGAAAAAAAGATAGGTTGACAATTTGCCTTCAAAGCCATCTCAACCCACCACGCCCCCCAAACTGGCAACCCTACCATAATTAACTTTGGAGTTGGTCCACTTCTCAAGCGTCCCAATGCTTTAAATGCTACCTCTTCAGTCAACATTTGGCATTCATCAATGACTGCTAAACCTGAAGTAATGTTCAACCCTTCCAATGAGTTTTGTGAAGCGTCTTGTGTACCAGGTCTAAAATAAGATCTAGTCCAAATTACATGATTGTTTGGGGTTACCCATTTACCTTCAAGTGAATGATAAACCCAACCTTCCTTTGTCATCCACTTTTGAATTTCAGGTGCTAAAACTTGTCTGTATCTCCCCGCGGTATCAGTGATTAGGAGGGAAGATTTATTTGGGTTCTTTTCACTCCATAAGGCCAAAGCAAAAACTAAAGCGCTTGTCTTTCCTGATCCCCAACCTGCACGAACTGCAATAAAATTATCATCAGATAAAAGTAATCTTTTAATCAAAGTCAATTGAAGATCATTCAGATTCAACATCATCATCATCCTTTGATTCAACTGGTGCTTCAATCCCCTTTATTTGTCGGACCATTTCTTCAACGATAGATTTCTTATCTTCTCCCCTTGTGATTTCAAGGGTTTGTTTTTCCCCAAACTCTTCAGAAAATAGTTTTTCAAGAAGCTTTAATGCTGCTTTCCAATCCCTATCGTTGATGGCTGCGGTTGCTAAAACATCAACAAGTCTTGATCTAAGGCTTAATCCTGCTTGTTCGATTTCCAATTGAAACTTGGAATCTTCCTTTATCCAATTCCTAAATGTTTTATAATCGATTCCAACAAGTATAGCTGCTTGAGTTGGTCTATTGCCTTTGGCGATGAAATTTAATATCTCTTCTTTTTTGATTTGTTTTCTATCTAGTGGTTGATCACTTGATTCAATCAATTGTTCAACTTTCTCAATCACTGATTCAACAACTTCAACTTTTTTAGCATTTTGTTTAAGTTGTTTAAGTTTATCTAAACTCATTTTTTATTATCCAACTTGTAAATTTTTTTAGATATTTTTTCAATTCCTCCTTCAACATCGACTTCATTTAAATACTCAATTACATCAGCGGGGGGAGCGTCCAAAACTGCAATTAAACTTGCTTCTATTACATTTGAAGGCAAACAATCCAAACTAGTGGCCAAATCATTTACTTTGTCAATAACTACTTCTGGCAAGTATGCAGTAAAGCTTTTTCTCTTATTCGTTTTTCTCATCTTGACCATCCAATAAATAAAATTTGGTTGCTTCAAGTTTCCAATAAGTGACTGCTTTATCTTGACTTTGAGTTTGATTAAACCCTTGATTTGATGGTTGAGTTTTGTAGCTTGTCATTTTACCTTCAACACAAACAAGGCTTCCCTTCTTGATCATTGAAGCAGCTCTTTGTGCTGTTGAATCAGTCCCCCAACTGACAATCTCAACATTGAACCAAGTGGTGGGATCAGTTTTCTTTGCTTGATATGCAATTGAGCCAATGGCCTTATTAAAGTTTGGGGATACGCTTTTGAATTGGAAATCATTTCCTGATCTTCCAACTAATACGATTGAATTAATCATCTTTACTTCCTTTGAATTGATTGTGTTTGAAATAAAAACACTTTACCAAGGTTTTTCATTCTAAAAACATTCTAAAAAAATTCTAAAAAAATTCTAAAAACATTCTATCTTTTTTCAAGGAGAAAATCATGAATGAAATATCAGTTTATGATGGTTATGTTCGGATCAATCAAGATTCAGTCTTGGGTTCTGATTTAGCAGTTGTTAATTGTGCACGGGTATCTTATGACAAGTTATCTTTGGCTTGGAGTGAAAAAGATGAAAAGCTTTTAAGGTATCTTTGGGAAAATAAGCACACTTCACCCTTCAGACATTCTTTCATTAGGTTTGAAATTAAAGCGCCCATCTTTGTTCTTCGTCAATGGATGAAACACCAAGTTGGCTGTTCATGGAATGAAATTAGTGCAAGATATGTTGAAATGCCTGAAGATGAAGCTTTTTATCCTATCTCTTGGAGATATCAGGATTCAAAAAATAAACAATCGTCTACTGGTGATCTACCTATTCAAGATCAAGATGAAGCAATGGATTTATTGCATGAGTCTTATAAGGTTTCATATCGCAATTATAAGAAGCTAATTGAATTGGGAGTATGCAGAGAACAAGCAAGAGTTTTACTTCCTGTTGGAATGTACTCCAAAGCAGTTTGGACTGCTTCCCTTCAAGCAATAATGAACTTCCTTGAATTGAGATTAGATCATCATGCTCAAAAAGAGATTAGAGATTATGCTGAAGCCGTGCTAAATTTAACCAGTTCCTATTTCCCAAAGTCAATGGAGCTTATTAAATGCAATCATGCCTTAAGTGCGGTGAAATTCTTCAAGGATTAGATTATTTACAAGGGTTTGAATTTAGGTTTTGTTCTAGATGTTTGACGATTGAACATTATGAAGATTTAGAGTTTTTAGATGAAACACTAGATCCTGAAGAGGAAGATGATAATGATTGATTTTACTTTGATTTGTTTTTATTTGGCTTCATTAGCTGAACCAATCCCCAAAGAACATAGAGTCAATACTTGCCTTGAAGTTGCACAAACTGCAGTTGAATATAAGATTGATCCTTATTTGGCTTTGGCTTTAGCTTATCATGAATCAAGATTTGATAAAGATGTTATTTCTCCAGTTGGTGCAGTTGGACCAATGCAAATTATGAGAAGGTTTATTGCTTGCAAAGAATGTTCTGATATTGAAGCGGGGATGATTGCATTAAGATATTGGCTTGATAGATCTAAAACCACTTGTGAAGCAATTGGTAAATATGTAGTTGGCAATAATGGAAAATGTGGCCCCTATTCAAAAAAAGTAATTTCACTATCCAAAGAATTAAATTGTGCAAAGTCAAAGAAGGACTTTTGCTTTACTTGTTAAAGGTCAAAATGAATAAAACAATGATTGAAATTGCAGTGATGATTTCTTCCCAATCCCCCTGCAGTCGTGCAAAAGTAGGAGCAATCATCTTTAGAGAAGATAGAAAGACAATCTTATCAACTGGCTTTAATGGTCAAGCTAGAAAGTCAAAGCTTGATTTGTGCAATGGTCCTACTTGCAAGAGGAATGATCTAAATATCCCAAGTGGTGAACAAATTGAAGTAGGTTGTATCCATGCAGAAATGAATGCAATAAGTAACGCTGCTTTTGAGGGAATTGCAATTGAAGAAGCTTCTATCTTGGTTACTGCTCCCCCTTGTCTGATTTGCTCAAAATTGATTACCCAAAGCGGTCTAAAGAAGGTTTATTATATTGGTGGTGATAGGTGGATCAATTCGGGCTTGGATTACCTCAAAGAAAACAATATAGAACTGATCCCATTAATCTAAAATCAAAGTCATTTTTTCTTTCTCAATTATCTCCTGAATGACTTCATTATCAATTCCTTGTCTATCGATAAAATAAACCTCAATATCAGGTCTATGAATATGCTTTGGATATTCTTTTATCTTTGCTGCATTAACGAACATAAAAGTAAACTCTTTAGGATGCTCAAAAACAAGCGCTGAAATGATTCTAGAGAACATTGCTTGTTCTGATCTACCAAACTTATATAAAACTTCTTTAAAACGATTTAAATCGTCAAGCATTGATTGAATCTCAATCAATCTTTGATCATCACAAACCAATGATGCTGACCCCATTTTAATCAAATCAAATGGTAATCCATCAAGACAAGCAAAAGTCTTGGGCTTCTTAGAACGATTATGAGGAATACAACCACCGCCAAATGCTTTTTGAATTGTGGCCTTATTGAATAAATAATCTCCTGGCTTGAAAAGAGTATGATGAAAATCAGTTGGTGCTTTTTCAATAATTTCATTCTTAAGATCATCCCCTTTTTCATAGCTTACTTTCTCAAAATCTTGTCTTTCGCTAGTTTCACTAAATAACCCTTTAGGGTTATTCATATTTATATCCTTAGTTGGCTTAGGATAAGCGGGCTTAAGTAAAGCCGGCTTAACTTCAGCTGAATCAGCTTGTTTTTTGTTGCCTTTTTTAGCATTTGATTGTTGGCTTGTTTCAACTGGTGCTTTGCAATATCGATTGAAGAAGTCATTATAATCAATATCCAATAATGCAAA